GTTTTCAAAACGACGGATAGCAGCAAGAGAAGTAAAGACTTTATCGTCAGAACCAGAGTTATCATAATCTGCTACTTGATCTGCTAATTTAATTTGATCAGCATCTTTGATCTTATCAAAGTCAATAGAATCATCAGCAAGACCCAGTGTAATAGTACCATCACCGTCGTCAGTTACTGTGATACCAGTGCCGTCTGTGCCGATGTCGTTTGTAATTGCAGTGTCAATGCGATCATCGATAGCTGCTGTAGTAGCAATCGTATCGTCATTATTAGGCCAAGTCTCACTGCTAGTAATAGTTTCAGCAGCTTCGTCTTGGAAACGAGCATCCATTGCAGCAGTGGTTGCAATTTGTTCGTCACTGCTGACCCAGGTTTCGTTAGACTTAATTGTTTCCGTGTCGTAGTCCCACGTAGACTCACGTAGTTCTTCGACAGCAAAGTTGTTTTGAGTGAAGTTATCGTTAAGATCTTCTGCCTTAATAGCAGAACCTGCAAAAAACGTAGCCTTCAAAGAAGACACATCCGTCTCACGATAAATACGAATCTTTACGCCACTTGCAGGTGCAGTAGTGAAGCTAAGGGTGGTAGCGTTGGCGAATGTAAATGCAGTTGATGCAGTACCGTCAAGGGTGACTTTGACTTCTGCCTCTTTAATATATTCAAATGTAAAAGAATAGTTCGTTGTCGAACCATTACCGGTGTATTCAACAAATGTGTTAGCCATTACGCTTTAGTGTTTGTGTTTAGTAAGAAAACGCTTCCATACGATCAAGAAACTCACGTGCAGCATCTTGCTGATCTCTTTCCAAATATGTTTGAACAACTTGATTGATGTACTGTTTTCTGGAAATTTGATCGCGATCAGATGACAAAGCAGCTGCAGCATTCATTGCGTTCCTTAATTCAAACCGCAGTTTCTTGTGCAAACTTTTAAATTTACTTATATCTACGGGAAGACCAGCTTGAACTGCCTTCATGTAATCCCTTCTAAATTCTTTGGCGTCATTGGTACGCATGACACGCTTAATTCCTTCCAAAAAGAACCCTCTTTGACCCATTATATTGGTAATTTCAGAGCGTTGTTCAGGTGTATATTCGACACCACGACCATTAGTACGAAGACTAGGGCGTGCGTCAAACTCAACCATCTGCAAGAATTCTTTTTCCTTAGAAATTTTTCCGCTAACTTTCCAAGGCATGTAGTTGTTCCAGACACGAGTCATAAAACCTTCGTACATGTTGCCTGCTTTGTCAGGGTATCCAATGCGGTCACCGTCAATCCAGTCGTATTTTTGCGGCAGCTGGCTCTTCAGGAACGGCAGACGGTTACGTGCCATGTCAAACGTGGTTGATTGCACTTCTTTAAGACCAGGATCCATAAGACGTGAGATTTCTGCCATCTGACTAGACATCGGCATGTTGGCTGCAACTAAGAAACTGCCAGACCAGCGGTTAAGGGCTCCTACATCACCACGTGCAACGTCCATAAATGGCTCTAGACCAGCCATAAATGACTTGTCAGTGACGGATGCTGATAAAACAAATGCAAGTTTACGGAATTGTTCACCAAGATCATTAGGAGTCAAAGAATCCATGTTGTCAGCAACGTCGGCTACAGCAGCAAACCAGTTACTAACGGGTCCAAGGTTGTCATAGCTAACCCAGTTACCGCCAGGAAGACGGATAGAACGAGGTTTCCAGCCAGTTTCACGACGTAATTTTTGCTTTTCTTTGTCAGCGAGACCGTTACCAGTAATACGATCAGTCATAAACAAACCAATAGCAGAAGCAACCATCAAATTACCGAGAGCGGTTCGACCATAAAGGTCGGCACGAATCTCACCATATTTTTGGAACTTCTGTTCATAGGTCATCTTAGACAAATCACCGTCCTTCAAACCACGAGACCTGAGTACATTATCAATATCTTCTTTAGCCATGTCTTGTGGCTTAAGTTTGAAGTTGTTGTACTCCATCATAAACAAGTTATGAGGAGAGTAAGACTTAGCCAAGATAAGATCGTTTACAGGTGTTTTGGTAAACAGCAAAAATGGTTTCATCACAGGGAAACGAGCAACCAAACCAGAAACTGCGTTTGTTGCTTCGTTATCGACAGACATGGCAATTTCACCTGCGGTATATCGTACAACTTCGTCCTTAATCAAGCCATCTTCATCGAACATACCTTTGTAGATACGGTCGTAGTGCTCTTTAGCTGCTGCTTCAGTAAATGGTTTTTTACCGTTTTCAGTGACCAAGTCGAAGGCTCTGCCACGTGCTTCTGCATGAGCAATCATGGTTTGAGTAAAACCGTCAAGTGCTTGCATAGCACGGTTACCAAAACGAAGCCAAGGATGATTTGCAAGATCATTCATATCTTGAATGCGTTGAACAGCAATTGAAGGGCCTAGGTCACCTTCTGCTTCTTTGGCTGCAGCAATCCTTTTCAAGATGTCAATTTGATCTTGGTTTTTGACAAAGATGTTTTCACGTCCAAGGTCAGCAACATTGGGTTCAGTTGCACTGCGCTTAAATACTTCACCCATATACTTGAGTGATTCGTGCAAAACATCCAAGTTCATTTGATATTGGTATATTGCACGGCGCATCATTTGACCTTCACCAAAGCGAAGACCACCAATCATTGCACCAAGCGGCTTTTCAACCAAACCTGCGACGTTACTAACACCAGCTTTAATTGGCGTAGCAAATGCGCTCAGTGTTGAGTTGTAAACGTTAGACCAAAAACCTTGGAGAACCACTGATTGCGTCCCTACATCACCATCAAAAACTGCTTTACGAATAGTGCCTGTAGACTCTTTGAGGAATTTATTCAATGACGCCATGGTGTTTACCTTTCCATCAGTAAACTCATAAGCCATCAACAAAGCATTAAAATACTCAGGGTTTTCAGCTTTGACTTCACGTAACACGTCTGCAGTCATCTTTGCATCCATGCGAATCTTGTCGATAGCACGGAGTGTATCGTTGGATTCTTCTTTCATAATCCGGTCGATACGTGCTGCATACGCTTGCTGGTTAGCTTTGGATTGAACACTGCCTTCCATCTTGAGGCGGTTCCACATGTTGGTCAGGTTCAGTGCCCGTCCACGTACATATGTAGCCCGTCCACGCATAGCCATCAAATACTCAAGACGATCAATGAGTTGTTCAGATGCGTTGTCAATAGCAGGTGTGCCGTCAGTAAGACGGATACCTTGTGCAGTGTCAGATACTTGTCCAGACAATGAAGTAGCCAGATACGTCTCTGCTTTAGCCTGATCCATGTTGACCAGGTCACTCGTATATTTTTGAATCAGCTTACGTGCTGCTTCCATACCGGTAGAACTGAGTGTTGTAACACCCATTTCACCAGACGTTTCAGTAAGTTCCTTAGTGAACATAGCCTTCATCTGTTCGATGGGCATGTTCCAATACTTCTCTGCCATTTCATCACCAACTTTGGCGATTTCAGCAGCAGTAGCGTAGTCACCGTTAGGAAACTTGACGTCAATAGCAGTGTCCTTAAGTTGTTCACCAATGCCGCGCAGAGTTACGTTCATGTCGTAGTCAAGATCTAGACCACGTTTGATAAGACCCTCAGGCAACATACTACCGACACGACCGTAGATGCTACCACCTTTATTAGTAGCGGTCTGATAAGCGTCAATAGCCGCAAGGTTTACGTCACCATCAACGCCTCGTGTAATAATTTCTTGCTCACCGAACAAGTCATGCACACCGTAAAGAGGTTCAGACAAAGCAATTTCTGCGTCTCCCCCTGCTTTTTCTAAAGCTTTGTTGTAATTATATTCACCAATACTGTCTAAGTTTATTACACGTTGTTCTGCCGAAGCATTAACAGCTTCTTCAGGTGTCAAATTTTGTTTAGCATTATACCTATCAGTATAGACACCTGCTTTTTCTGATTTAGGAACGTATGTAGTACGTAGACCACGGACATTTTTAATTAGTTGTAAGCCACCTATAAGCACGTCAGTGCCTACACCAAGATAGACACCTTCAGTGACGTTCTTTGCACGTTTGACATCTGCACCATCAGTAGGCAATGTAGCTAGATCCTCAGGAATCCAACCGTACCAACTAGGCCAATTTTGCTTTAGTGTACCTGCGAGGTTATCATCCGTCTGGTTAATTTCAACGGTGTAGTCAACAAAAGCACCAGTGCCTGCATTGAATGCCATACCGCCGATCTTTTTAACCATAGGATCGACAAGGAATGCAGCTTTTTTGTACCTACCAGCCACAGTTGCCGCTTTTGCAGCTAGTCCGGCTGTACCAAGACCACCTAAACCAATGGTAGGAATGATAATCGATGACAGGTTTCTCACAGTCTGTGTGACTTCACTTTCAAACTCTGGAACCTTCGGTACTTCTACACCAGGAACAAGGTTCATGAGATCTGCAGCAAAGTCAGCTACACCCACGACTGGAGCTGCAGCTAACTCGCCAGCAAATTCTAATGCTGTTTGTTCCTCCTCTTCTTCTTCTGGTTCAATTTGTTCAGCAACCTGTGGTTCAGGTGGTTGTTGTTGAACTTGTTGTTCTTCGATTTGTGGGCTAGGTGAAGCCGTAGCTTCTAGTTGTTCAGTTTCTAGCTGTTGGTTTGCGAGTTCTTCTTGAGCTTTTTGTTGCTCAATAAACTCGTCATCGATGTCGGGCGTACCCGGCATTCCGCTAAGATAACTATTCATTTTCAAAAGGGTCAAATCCGATTAAAGCATTGGCACGTGCAGACCACTCAGCTTCTGCTTCATCGGTGTGTGGAAGATCTAGTGGTGGGGCAACATCAATA